AGGCCGTTCCTGCTGTGCTTAACGTGGAATTATAAATAACCGCACATCTAGCATTTGATATAGTGGAAGTAGACCAAGTCGTGTCTGCGAAATCCAGAAAGGCCGTGGGAACAGAGGAACTATTATCCGAAAGACCTAAAGTCACACTGGCAAGGGCTTCTCCACCCGCTGAATAAGCAGTCCCGCTTACTTCATTCGTAGTGCTGTAGCCCGTCAAATCCTCATTGGCATCTGTACGACTGGACGTAAACATCGCAATTTTAAAGGTATCTGCTGAAATACCAGAAGACCCCGTTCGAGTGTGGTCTAACCAGAAGTGGATACCTACTGTGATTTCTTTTTTGTATGTACCGCACATGGCTTGATTGATAGCCATTTCACAATCTCCTTATGATATCAGCCATGTCCGCATGACCCTGTTTCTTGAGCAATGCCCAAATAGTTGTTCTTTCGCTCTTTGCCATCTGCTTCAAGTAATAAACTATTATATCCCGAATATTATTTCTATAAGCAACTGCTTGATCTTTTATAGGAGGCGGAGCTTTCTCATTAATCACCATTATTTTATTCATAGCCATATCGGCTATTTGTTCGGGACTATGACCTGTGTTATTGGAAGTAAATACTTGAACTTGTCCCACATCTCCTTGACCATTGGCTTGAAACATTAAGTAACTTCCCTTCTCACTCGATCCTGACGATATTCCTCACTTGTTTGCTGGCCCTCTCCTAATCTCTTTAAGCCCTGAAGAGATTCAAAGTACCTGTTATTATAAAAAGTCAGAAGATCTTGCTCCCCTTTCATAAAGGTATATGCCTCTACCAAACTGCCATACAACATAGCTAATTCTGCATTATCTCCGAGCCAACTTGTACCATCTGATGTAGCGGTGATAGAAGTGGGGCGGAAGAAATAATGGAGTTCCATAGTCAAGGCATCATTAGGGGTAGGGGCCAGCAAAAAAGTTGTGTCATTCCAATCGCCGTAATAAAGAGGAACCCCTGTGGTGGCTGGATTAGGTGTAAAATCCTGTAAAAAAGTGACGTGTTTGTATAATAAAAATTCATTACTTGAATCGTTCACTACACTCAATGAAAAAGGAGCTAAAAAATCACTTGGTTTGGACAGGAATTTAGTAGAAGCGGACGTAGTTCCCTGAGAGTTCCTTCTAAATACATCTAATTGTACTTCTTTTAAGATGCGTTCTTCAGTATTCAAGATAAATCGAGTCAGATTATTCGTAAAAGTCGTTTCCGAATTATCTGTATAATCCTGAATTGCCGTTTTTAAAGTTGCAAATGTAAAAGCCATGTTAAGGACTCACTGTTATGGGGCCAGCCGAAGCTTCACCACCCCCACCTTTTCCAGCAGCTCCTGATACTTCTGAAGAACCACTATCACTAACATCAAAGGTATAAAAATCAGAATCTACTTTAGTTACAGAATATCCTGCTGCTGCTTCTATGACACTCGAAGTAAACCCATTAGTACCATCCGCAGCCCTTCCAAAACCATCTACCTTTCTAAATCGTACCGTATCTCCTGTAGACCGATTATGGCCGGGACTAAAAACTTTAACTACACTGGAAGCAGCCGCTTCTGAAATAAAAGAATTAAACCCAAGAAGAACTTCAACAGCCGGTTCTGTTCTATCTGGACGTGCGTTACGCAAAGCTTGCGGATCCGCCATAAATTTTGGGGTGTCTAATTGTGGTTGTTTAGATTCCCACTCGTCATTCCCCACCAGAAAACCAGTCCATTCTTTTCTCATGTTCCTTAATTTATAGGCAACCCCAGACCTATCTGAAATTCCCAATGCATGTTTTTCGGAAGCATAACGGGCCATTATCCGACCGCCCTTAAAGAAGAAGCTGTAGGAACAAGTGTAAGAGGCACACGATCTTGATCTTCAGTAGCTGCTCTTACAAATTCTTCTTCATAAATAGATTTAAGAAGTTGTACACGCTCGGGTGCCTTTTTCATCGCTAAGTAATAAGCCAGCCCTGCTGAAAGACAGGGGTAAAAACGCCAGGGAACCTCTACTGTATTAACAGAGGCATCCGCGTCATCAATACGCACGATCCTGTCATAAATAATTTGATCCGTACTATTTTCCGGAGAAGGCCAAATACGATAAACCGGAGTTATCAAACGATCCACATAATATTGAATAACGCGCCCTGTTGTCGTTTTATCGGGTATGCGAAGATAATCGTCTCTTCCGATTCTGTTGATGGTTATATCAGTGCTGTCTCGTCGTACTACAGCCGATAAAATATCCACAGAAGATTGAACATCACTTAGCGACGGAACAGAGCTGACTGTCGTAGTGGCACCACTAGAAGAACCAGTAATAGTTTCCGCCGCCGTAAAGGTTCCCGAGGGAACCGTTATGGTCATAGTGGTAGAAAGAGGTTTCGTTATTACTGAAGCGGTGACGGAACTACTTCCTCCGGTAATCGTTTCACCGACAGTGAAACTGCTGCTATCTGCTACCGTTAAAGTAATAGTTCCTAGTGGATATTCAGTGATACCGGAAGCAACCGTTTGGGTCACTTCAGCTACCGTCCACAGATTTAATCCTCTATTAGCCCAATCCGCAAATAAAAGATTTAATGATCTCCGTGCAGTCCGAGCATCATAACCCGTTCTTAACTGTAAACCACACCGCTCAAATGCTTCCTCTATATATTCAGCTACATCAGGCTCGAAGTTTTTTGATCCAGAAAGAGCCATAAAAACAAACTCCTGTTATTTCATCCTATCAGTAATGATTTAACACTTATTACTACTTGACCGAATATTAAAAACCCCACCCCCCAGAGAACGCGAGCAATATTATCTATGGATTTTTGTATGTGGTGAAGATCATTATTTTTTATGGCCTCTATTTTTTGAGTCAATAGCCTGAGATCGCCCCGAATTTGAACTATATCCAGTTCATTCTTGCGATCCAGCTCCACCATCGGTTAGTACTCTTTAATACAGTACAAAGTAACGGAATAAGTATCTCCGCTAGTATGACCCACTGTAGTAAATTGGATATCCCCTGTTTTGCCGCTTCCAGCATAATTAGGCAAACCGCTGATGTCGGAAAAATCCAATGTATCCGAATAATCAGCAGGAAGTTCCAATGCGATTACATCAGTAGTCGCATCCCAAAGAATTTTTACACCCATACCTACATTTGAAAAAACCACTTTTTCTAATCGAACTCCGGTACAGGTATCCAGATTGGGACTCTGAGATAAGGCAGATACATCCACTTTTGTTACAGCAGCTTCTCCACCCCCATCACTGGTATCAGTACAATAAATGACAGCTTTTCTTGGGCCGTCTATTATTGTGGTTGTCGCTACAGCATCAGCCATGTGACTCTCCTATAAAGCAAGGAGTTAGGGGGTAATCGCCCCCTAATCCAAATCAATTAATAACTAACGCCACGATCTTGTGCGACCATAATGTAGTCAATACTCATTGACTTTGTACCAGTGGCATCACCAGAAACTTCCGCAGCCGCTTGCGTCATATTGGCTGTCGGAACATTCGTAGTATGAGTTCCTACAAGGGTCCGGTTGATATAGAACTTTACCTTATCGGTTGTCGTTCCTTTTGTAGCCACAAAACTAACCGTAACATCTGTCGCGTCAGAAAGATCATATGTAGTTCCTGACAAAGTCGTATCGGTTTCACTGTCGCTTGATTCAGTGATTAAATGAGGAGTCGCATCTCCATCATCAATTTGGAAACCAATCCTGTTCGACGCAGTGAAAATAGCTTCTGGATTTGTTGCAAAGTTTTCACAAACCCCAATGAACATATCCATCTGGTCTACGTCAGACATTTGGAAACGAGCTTCAAAATAAAGCCTTTGCCCCGCTGTTGAAGGAAGTCCCCAGATTTCATTTCCTTGAATAGAGCTGCCGTCATTATCCGTAGTTGCCGCAGAAGTAAGATCAACTACTCCATTTAAGGCATCCGCCTGTAAAGCTACCGTAGCACTGGAATCTTTTACAACGGTCCAGTCATTGGTGGCATCCAAGAGAATACCCGTGAAGTCGTCCATGAACCGAGTTTGATCCGGCCATGCACCAATATTAAGATTTTCGAGAGTAGGTCGAGCCGCTGAAAAGAGAACTGGACCTGAAAAATGTGTGTTCGCCATAACAAGTACCTCCTTACGAGAGGGTTTGCCCTAGAGTCTTCGTAAGCGTCTGCTGGGCCAGTCGCTAGGGCTGTTATATCCCAGAAAAGAAGGGAAGGGGCGAACCCCTTCCCTGCATTTCATTACGCTCCGGGTGAACCGAAGATACCGCGAGGATCAGACCAGCCAAACGCATAGCGTTCGCGAGCCTTGTACCTCACATTTCCTGTGTCAAAGTCGCCTTCCATGGAAGTTCTAATCGGAGTTCGATTAAAACCTTTCACTCCATTTGGGGCATCCGTTTTGATGAACCAAGCATCAGTGTCCGTTAGATAGTGGTTAACGGCATAGCCCTCCGGAACCATTCCCATGTTCCGAATAGCATTGATGTCGTTGTCCGCTGTCCCAGGACGAAGCGTCGATTCAAGTAAACGATCCGTAGTAAACTGAAGTTCCTTTGGAATTATCAGTTTCATACCTTTTACGGCAACCTTCAGACCACGCTCATCGACAAATCCCGCGATATCAATAAGAGCCTGTTCTAAACTGGTCTCATTCAAATCGGCGGCTGTCGAAAGCTCGTTCCGGAAAGTATTACCGTTGGCTAGTGTATGAGCCGTGGAACAAAGTTCCAGCCCATCACCACCCGTATAGGTACTGTCAAATGCATTGTTAAGAACCGCTGCACCTTTGACCTCTTTGGTCTGGCTCATGCTTCT